TACCATAACGAACATCAGCAGAGTAATCGCTCTTGATGTCTTTAGATGGCTTGTATGTAATTTCATAAGGTGAACCCGAATCTACTCCACGAATTGTTTTTTCTTCTGGGTAAATTAGTTCATCTACATTAAAACATAGAGCAATAACGTCCCTAAGTGCTGCAGCAAAGATTGCTTGCGCAGATTTAACTTGTGTATCAAAGGCTCCCATAAGAGCCTGTACGCCTTGTCCAGTGACGATAGAAGCATCTATGTTTCCTGTGCGTCCTTCAGGATAGCGTGTGCCCACACGCAGTTCTTGATTAAGTTGTTCTTGTTCAGTAAACGCACCTTGTGGAAGTGTAAGTTCAACACGGCGCACACCTGCTGGATTGGCTGTACGAATAACAGCATCTCCACCAAGCATAAGTTCTTGAACATCTTGTGGAAGAACAATTGGTGCTTGTACTGACTTCTCTGCTGCTTCCATCGCAAGTAATGCGAATCTATTACGGAGCAACTGAATACCAAGTACATCATCAAACTGTCCACGTAGTTCACCATCAATAGATGGCTTACGTGCTACAACAACCATCATCTTGCCAAGCGGGTTTAATGCTTGAGAAAGAATTAGGTTACTTCTGCGTGGCACATAAATTACAGATTGGTCTTTATCGTAATAACGAACCATCTCAACCTGTGCATTAAGGTCTTGCTTGTAACCATCTGGTCCTAGCAATTGTCTATCATGCTCTGGGAACTGAGATACTAGTTCACCAAGTGTCATAGAGTACCGTTTAGCAAATGCCACACAACGTCCATAGCGGTCAAACTCTGGGTAAGCCCCAATAGGATTTTCTATGCGGATACGTGGCAGTTTTGCTTCATCGTCTAATTCAATAATGAAAGGGACGAATCCATATGTTATATACCAGTCAGCACCTGAGTACATTTGTACTGCTAGGTCTGAGTGCTGGAAATAGTTTGATGCAATACGAGTACGCTTGTCAGCAAAAGTACGAGCACGGTCAGAAACTTGATTGGCTGCAGAACAGTTAACCGCTGGAAGCGGAGCCATAACTTCAGATAGGTCACGTGCAACAATGTCAATAAAGTTTGCTACTACGTTAGCATCCACACCTTCTGGAAAGAAGTTAGGATATACCTGAGCAATCTTTCCTTTGCGGACAGCAAGGACATCTAGGTTACGCGCATCACGTTCGTGGTTGCGGTAACGCAAAGAGTCAACTCTTGCTGTTACTTGTTCTATAGTTAACATTTAAACCCTATCCATATATATCGTGCCATTGTTCTGCAAAGGCATCGTCTAGGTTGATTGCGTATCTATTGTTCATCTGTGCTTTAGTAGCCCAGCGATTGCTAAGATACTTAGACGTATTACTATTGTTCTGCATAAGTTCGCGAATGCGAATAACCGCAAACCACAGCGCCATAACAGTATCTGTCTTACCTTTAGTATTTGGTTTCCATGTCAGCAGTTGCTGTGTAAGAGCCTTAATACCTTCGCTGCCCTCAGAAGAAGGAAGTTCTATTAGATTGTTTTTTTGAAATTTTTCTTCGCGGACTGTTCCAAAGAGGTTAGACATTGACGCAACGCCGAAAGATGTGTCCCACTTGTTTTTGCCTGTAAAGTGAGCATCAAGGCGTACACCGTATCCAGCAAGCCAGTTTCGTAACTCGTCATCAAGGGAGTAGGCTTTTTGATGAGCATTAATTTCAACTCTAAATTCTTGTGGTTTGTATTTGATAACCAATTCTTCAATGCATGCCCTAATCTTTTGCGGAGTTGGTTCTGTCATGTTAATACAGTCGTTAATATAAATCTTACCATCTGCACGATTATATGTACAGATTACAAATGCAGCATTACCTGCCATAGCGGGGTCAAAGCCAATTACAATGTAAGGCTCTACTTGCGTAGGATGTCCAGCAGCACCAGCCTTTAATGGACCTCGCTTCCGCATCCCGTTAGTTGACCCTTGCACCAACATGGGTGGGAAGATTGAGTCCTCTTGTATATCTTCTTGCTGGTATACGAGTGCCCAAGTTGAGGGCGTGACTTCCGAGCGACGCTTAAATAAGGCTTGACCGTCCCACTTGGGGTAGAAGCCGTTTTCTTTAGGAGTGTCATCATCGCCATCCCACGGTACGTCCGACTCTTCCCAAAGGGTAACCCAGTCTTCTGGCTCTTCCGCATATTCCAATACTGCAGGCATCCCCATGTAAGTAAACGGAGTCTTACCCCCAGACCAGTGCTTGGGGTTACGGAGTTCTTTATATAAGTCGTTGGCAGCAATTCGTGTCCCTACTACTAAAAGTTTACCATTCTTACCCAAACGGGTAATAACTTCTTTCTGTAACCAATCCAACTGCTTTTCCCACTCATGGGCGTTAGCCGTAGTGATGCAGTCGTCCAGAATAATTAGGTCAGCACGTGCACCGTAAATCTGACCGCCCATACCTAGCGCTTGGAGAGTCGGGTCTTTTTCACTTGAGTTACGCGCATCGCCCCCAAGATAGACAGTATCGGTGCGCCAAGTATCTGCGTCCTGTTTCCAGCCGCCATCTGGACCGTAAGCGGTCTGCAGTTTTAGCCAGCGTGGATGGGACAATCGTTGCTTAATAGCGTATACGAACTCTCGCGCCTTGTTCAATGTCTTTGATACCACAATGATGCGGATGTTAGGATTGAGGGCAATGCGGTAAGTTGAATAGTTCACCGTGATGACGGTGGACTTAGCGTGCTCAGGTGGCACATTGACCAGTAGGCGGTTTAACTCCCCTGGCTCATAAATCATACTAGGATGTAACCACGAAGGCTCGTATCCTTCAAGTAGGTCAACCCAGTCTTGGTGATGGGGGAAAACCATCTGGTCTAGAAATAACTGTGAGAAGTCTGAGAACTCTATCTCTTCCTTCTGGATACCCATTGCGTCAAAGGAAGACTTGCTTCCCTCTTCTTTAGCCTCTTCAAGTGCTTGGGCAAAGACCGCATCTCGATTCATCCACTGACGGATGGTATCTGGCTTCTTATTTGCGGCAACCATGGCAGCGGGGATACTTACCCCAGAGCGCACTCGCTCTAAAACCTCAGCCTTGGCTTGGGCTAAACCCTTAACCAAGTGATGGTCGTTACCCTTACCAAATCCCTTATGCTCAGCCATTGGTTCCCCGTCCCTGGGCAGACCTGTCCCGCCTACAATAGTCAGTTTGTACAGTTTACTGTAACAGAGTGAAGAAGGCTCTAAAAAGACTTCTGAACTATTTAACTCTCTATATATACTTAATCCGTTCAAACAGGTAAAACGAACACTTTCTACAGAAGTATTTATATAAGTGCAGGTCAGACAGTCTATCTACCCCCTGTAACTATACTGACAGAATATTTTAGGTAGAGATACAATATATAAACCCTCGGTCAGTTAAACATCAGGGGGTCAAATAGAACAGAACAATAGTGCTGTAGCCAGTAGACTGTACATACTGGTGGCTGTTAGACATGTAGCAATCTCCCCAGCAGAGCAGGGTCGCAGTATGTTGCTATTAAAAAAAATATTATGCGGATAGTCTGTGGTAAAAGACCTACCACGCCTGTTTGATTTATCAAACGGAAAAACTGTTTGACAAATCTGCACAGTCATGGTGTGTGGATGGTGTAGTTAGAAATTCTAACTTCGTTGTTCAGTTCTAAGGAGTTCGGTTATGTTCAGATTGTTGATTACTGGTTCGCGTGCTTGGTCGGACGCTCAGGTTATTGAGCGTGAGTTTGCTGTTGTTGCTGAGCATGAAGGTGCCAATGTGGTGCTGGTCTCAGGCGGTGCCCGTGGTGCCGATAGCATCTGCGAAGAGGTTGCTCGTAAGTATGGTTGGGAGATTGAGCAGTATCTGCCCGACTGGAGTATAGGTAAAAAGGCTGGGTTCGTACGCAACCGCACCATGGTTGATTCAGGTGCCGATTTCTGCCTAGCGTTCATCAAGGATGATTCCGCAGGTGCCAGTATGACGGCGCGAATAGCAAGGGAAGCAAAGATTCCAACCAAGAAGGTATCAGTATCGTCTTGGGTTACCGATTATGTGAAGGAAGGTGAGTAATATGCTGAGAGCATGCATAGCATGTAAGGACGAGTACTACGGAGATAGTTGGGGGGTTAACGCCAAAGGCGAAAGCCTCCCAACTCTAGGGCAAGAACTGGTGTGCTTCTACTGCTACTACGGGCAGAAAGAACGCCAGTTCAAGGAAGAATGGAGGGAGATGGCATGAGAGTCATACATGACATCCAATGCTCATGGTGCGGAGGCAGGGAAGTGACAGACTGCCTCACATGCAACCATGAATCGTGTGACAACTGCGGTGTAGGTGGCTACTGCAACTGCGAAGGAGATACCAAATGAACGAATCGATAGGCATCAACATAGTAGAAGGCAGTGAGCAATGCTGTGAGTATCCGCTCACAAGCAATCTAATGCACCTCTTCACAGGTGATGAGCAGATATACAGTTGTATGTCCTGCTATGAAACCAGTGAGTCCAAGTCAGATGACAATGCTTGGAATCTGCATGAAGAAGATAGATTAGGGGAAGATGATGTCTTAACCTATGATACTAGTGACGCTCCCTCGGCAAGCGAGTGGGTCGCGTCAGAAACATATATCAAACCACAAACAAGGAGAGCACAGATGATAGAAAGATGGGACGAAGATACATGCAAACTGATAGAACTCGCTGTTAAGTTCATAGACACTGACGAACCAGTAACTAGGAGCGAGTACCTACCACCAATAGCACAACTCATAGACGGCGGAGTCTATGAAGAGTATTGGGAACTACAGGATATGCGCCAACGAGCAAGGGAAACTAAATGCCCTTGGTGCAACATGCTTACACCTAAAGCATTCAATGACTGCCAAGATTGTGACAAACCATTGGAGTTGAATGTAAGATGAACCACGAATGGGTACACATATACTTCAGCGCATGCAATACATGCCACATCAGCAATACAATGATATGCATACATTGCGGAACAAACCAATGCCATGCATGCCAAGACAATGACAGTGAATGCACTAGATAAGTGTGTTCAGGCTGGTAGCCCTGTGCCTTACGGCAGGGCTACCTGCCAAATTAAGAAACTAATCAAAAACTAACAAGGAGAGCAAGAGATGAAAAACGAAGTAACTATCACAGGTACAATCAAAAACATCAAGACATACCAGAACGAACGCGGAACGCTACTCACAGGCTGGCTAGACCAGCGTGATACATCTCGATTCGGAGATGGAACAGCAGACCAAACAAGATATGTCGTAGGCATGAACATCATTGCACTAGATGATTCAACAGTAGGAGACATCCTAGGAGCCAAGCGAGCAGGTACTGAGGCAACACCAAATGTCACAGTATCAGGACGATTGGTTACAAAGTTTGACCGCCGTCAGATTCCAGACGCAGACAAGCGTGCTCCATTTGCACAAGTGGAAGTACACTCAATCGAAGTCAACGCATAGCACAAGCAAGGCAGGGGGCAGTAGCCCCCTGTCTCGCTTCGCTCGGTACACCGTAACCTCAACGGACACCTGCAAGTCCATCATATAAGGAGACAACTATGTATTTAGATATACCAGCAGTTATAGGTACAATGATAGCGTTGACTGCATCCATTGTGCTTATCGTATTAACTACCATTGCAAACTATTCACTACAGCAAGACAATAGATTCTTGAAGTCTAGACTACGGACATACCGTCAGCGTTGTGAACAACACCATGTGGAGGTACCATTCTAACATGACAGACGTACTAAAGGCTAGAGCAAGTGCATATCGTAGGGCACAGGCTCGGCTTACCTATAAGTTCAATGAAGAATTCAAGTTGCTATACCAAGAGGAACTAAATAAAGTTGACCTTAAGTCTAGACAACAAACCATTATTGAAAGGTATGGCAATGAGTGAACCAAGAGAAGATGATGACATAGCACTAGACAAAGACAGTGAGTGTGAAGACTGCGGCAACTTTATGTTCGAGTGTGTATGCAGTACACCAGACGAACCGTTTGATGTAGCCTATGCTGACTAGTATCTTTAAGAAATACTTTGCAAGTATAAGCATAGCCACACTTACATTGGCTAGCCTTGTAGGTATACCTATTAAGGCACTAACCAAGCAACCTAACTATGACCCATGTCGTGTTGAGTTAGGTCCTACTATGTGGAGTAAGCAAAAGGCTAAGGCTTATGCCCTTGCATACATGAAACTCCATCATCCAACATGGACTAAGGCTGAATGGCGTGCACTTAATAAACTATGGGGCAAAGAGTCAGCATGGAATATGTATGCAGATAACCCTGAGTCCAGTGCTTATGGTATTGCACAGATTCTAAACACTGAACCTGGTACTCCAGCCCCTCTCCAGATTGAGAAGGGGCTGTCGTATATCGTTCATAGGTATGACCGTCCATCAATAGCATGGGCTCACCATAGAAAGCACAACTGGTATTGACATGAAATCATATTACATTATACAATGTGAAATAGAAGTCGAAGCAAGTGATGACGATACAGCGTTGTCATTACTAATAGACACCATAGGATTCAGTGGATTTAAAATGATTCGCTGGATAGATACATCACTATCAGAAAGAGAGAGAGCAAGTGCAGAAGACAATGACAATCAATGACCGACTCGTAGAGTTGGGCACACTAGAAAAGAATGAAGCAATATCAGTCCAGCGTGTAGGCGCACGACTAGTTGATGAATTCTTGGGTTCATACCCAGCACCAATCCACAATGATGAGATAGTAACAAATGTTTTATACTATCTAACAGACATTCAAGTGCGTGACTATGCACTTGGATTGCTTGGTCAATACAGTGACCGCCGTATTGAATTGGCGCTGACTTATCTAAGAGATGTAGCACCAACAGATACTATCTATATCAATGCACCATCAGCATTACTTGCCGTGTTATACTATGAACAAGGCAATACAGCAGATGCATTCCTTACGCTATCAAATGCACAAGAGGACTACTCATTGCGCTTACTACTTGACCGTGTATTCAAATCAAACTGGGACACTGGAGGATTCGCACGCATGCGTGCAGAACTACACCCTATCGTAACAGCAAAAATCTTTGGAGAGGATAAGTAATGCTAGAAGTTAGCGAGTCATATAATAATCAAGTCGTAGCCAAAATGAACAAGCAGGCTTGGGTACAAGCAGGCACTGCTGTCAATGCTGGTTCTGCATCAGAGGCTGCACGACAGGCTGGGCTTGACTGGAATGTACAGTTAGCAGACATGCAAGCATATGTTTCTAATAAAGTCAATGAGTTTGAAACAGTAACCGACTATTATCCTGTACCTAAACGACAGGCTGTACTTAAACTAGGCAAAGACAATACCAATGAAGTTATAGGTGTAGTCGGTGACAAGTATAAAATTGTACAGAACATGGAAGTATTCAGTGCATTAGATACACTGGTTGATTCAGGTGATGCACGGTACACAGCAGCAGGTGAGTACAACAATGGTGCTAACATCTGGATGGTAATGGAACTACCAGTTGGAGTACGCGTAGCGGATGACCCACATGCTGCTTTCTTACTAGTACAATCATCACATGATGGCTCATGTGCAGTACGTATTCGTCCTATCATTGAGCGTTTGTATTGTGCTAATCAAATCAATCGCATCATCAAAGGTAAGCATAAGAATGCATACACCTATGTTATGAAGCACACTACTAACTCTGAGTTGTCAGTCAATGACATACGCAACATCACTCAGTTAACTTATGATTCTATTCAACAGTATGAAACAATAGCAAGTACGCTATTGCAAGTTGAAGTTGATGAACGTAAAGTTAAGAACATCTTCAAGGCTGTATGGGCACTGCCATCAGAGATTGAAGAAGCACCCGACCATCTACTATCACAAGGTCAACGCCGTCAACGTACCATTGCACTCAATGGACGTGATTCAGCATGGAATATCTACAGTCAGTCATCTACACAGGAAAATATTAGAGGCACAGCCTTTGGTGTATGGCAGGCAGTCATTGAACATGCCGACCATTATGCTTCTGGTGGCTCTGACAAACGTGCCATTGCCACCATCAGCGGACGCAATGACCGTATCAAAGACAAAGCACTCGAACTAGTATTGGCATAGTGAACCAGCGTAAAGCCCTTAGCATGGGGGCTGAGATGCAGGTAGTTTATGCCACGCATTAACTTATATGATTCCTTTATCATATAGGGGACACCTCACTGGGTTGCTCCGCCAGTGGCGAACACGGAGCACACACAAACAACGAGAGGGAAACATGAACACAATCACAATCAACACAAGTAACGAAGATGGTACTATACAATCATCAATTACATACACTGAAGCAGAAGTTCTGCATTTCAAAAAGAGAACACAGGAAATAGATGCAATCCAACAAGTCAACGACAACCAACGAAAAGAAATCCGTGACCTACGTAATGCAGTACGTGACTTCTTCAGTGAAGTTGAATGGCAAGACGGTGAACAAACAGTCAATAAGACTGAAGTCAATGACTTACTCGAACGTATCGGCAGCGACAAACTTACAACCAAGTACAGAGGAACCTTTACTATCACAGGTTCATTCAATCTTGAAGTAGAAGACGAAGATGAGATTCAAAGTATCATTGAAGATAATACTGATGTCTCAAACTATTCTGCTGAAATGGATGTAGAAGGCGTTGAAATCTTTGACATTGAAGAAGATAACTAATGACAGATGATACTAAATCAGTAGAGCAATTGCTTGTAGAAGCAGGCGATAACTATACAGAAATATATAATGCTATAGTTAACATGACATTAAAGGAGAACTAATGTCATCAGCCTACGTGCCGTACAATGGTACTGCTGGATGGTCAGGTAGTGATACATCACAACAGCGTGCAGTAGATAACATACATTCAGGTAGAGAACTAAACAACCAAGAGTTTGCATTGTTTATATTAAAAAGCAGAGGTATACATGGTGCAACATGGAAAGAGATAGCAACTCATACAGGTTGGCATCACGGCACAGCAAGTGGCGTGTTGTCAGTACTGCATCAATCAGGTGCAATCGTGCGACTATACAGTGCACGTAATAGATGTAAGATATACGTACATCAAGATTTTAAAGATGATGTTAAGTATACTGTATATAAAAAGCCTGAAAGATTTTGTCCGCACTGCGGCAATGACATCAACTCATAGTCCGTCAACTATGTGATATGATGGGACAACTAGTAGGGCGGTAGGTTTTGGCTCTCTCCTTGTCCTACCCCTTACTAGTATCTAATCAAAGGAGAAACATGGCAGAGGTAGAAATACCAAGAGATAGATACGGTAGACCTATGGTTGTACCACCAAAAGGTGGTAAGCCAGTACCTTACACACGGACTACTACAGTTGCAGGTTCACTAGATGATGGCACTGGATTAGTAGCATGGAAGTTACGCATGGCAGCAGCAGGATTAACACTGCGCCCAGACCTATTGCTAGCAGCATCAGCATATAGAGATAACAAGTTAGAGATGGACAAGTTAGTTGAAGATGCAATGGAAGCAGCAGGTGCTACTACTCAAGCAACTATTGGTACTGCACTACATACATTGACAGAAAAGTATGACAGAGGTGAAGACCTTGGTGTGATACCAGAAGATTATGTTGCAGACATTCAAGCATACGCAGATGCAACGCGACAGTTTAAAAATGTATTCATTGAACAGTTTTGTGTATTGGATAAGTACAAGATTGCAGGTACACCTGACCGCATAGTTGAATACAAGGGCGAGTTATATATCTCTGACCTAAAAACTGGTAGCATTTCCTACCCTAATAAGATTGCCATGCAGTTAGCAGTGTACGCACACGGCTTGCCGTATGACCCTGCTACGGCAACCCGCGGTAGTTGGGGAGGTGTCAATCAAGAGAAAGGAATCATTGTCCACTTGCCAGCAGGTAGTGGTAAATGTGACATACATTTTGTTGACATCAAGCAAGGATGGAAAGGTATAGAATTAGCAATGAAAGTTCGTGCCTTCCGAGATACAAAAAAATCCCTAGTAACACCAATAATCAAGGAGTAATATGACACACAGCGAAGCACCTATCAGTATCACAGTTAAATCACCAGCAGGTTCTTTGGTAACACTACGTGCTACTAACGCAGAAGAACTAGACCAAGTAGTAGCACTATCACTAGCGTCACTATCATCTGCAGTAACAGAACTAGAAGCAGCAGTGCGTGGCACCAATACAGCAGTGCCACCTAACCCAACAGTTGCAAGCATTGCATCACAGTTTGGTGCAACGGTAATTGCTGAGACAACAGCACCATCATTCGTATCTCCAGGGGCAGGAGCACGTCAGTGCCCTCACGGTACAATGACACGCATCCATGGACTAACTGGTAAGTTTGGTCCATACAAAGGACACTTCTGTCCTGCTAAACAAGGAGACCCAACCAAATGCACAACAGTATATGTTAAGGCAGGTTCAGCAGAGTTTGCTTCATTCACAGCAGACCAAACAAAGGCATAAATGAAAACATTACGCCGTAGTATCGGTAAGCCAGAGGTGGGGGGAGAACCATTACCCCCACCTTTTCAGGCTTTCCAACGTGAAGGTATCATCTTGCGTAGAGCAGAAGTCACAGTCATAGCAGGTACTCCAGGCGCAGGTAAGTCATCTATTGCATTACATATCGCAGCAAGATTAAAACAACCAACACTATACTTTTCTGCAGATACTAATGCACATACAATGGCAATGCGTTTGCTTGCTATGAAAGCCAAGATTACACAGCAAGAAGCAGAGTACATGCTTAAGACAGATGCAATTAAAGCAGAAGAATATCTGCGTGAGTTCTCTGGTATGTACTGGTCATTTGAACCTAGCCCTACACTTAAAGATTTAGATGATGAAGTCTCAGCATTTGAAACTATGTGGGGTAGAAGCCCTACTCTTATAGTTGTAGATAATCTTATGGACATAGCCATTGACGGACACGAAGAGTTTGCAGGTATGCGACAGGTTATGAAAGAGTTAAAGTTCTTAGCCCGTGATACCAATGCAGCAGTACTTGTGCTACATCATACTCAAGAAGGTTCAATGGGCTATCCTTGCCAGCCACGCTCAGCGTTGCAAGGTAAGGTAGCGCAGATACCAGCAATGGTATTGACAATAGGACAGATGATGCAAGGACAGGATGCATACTTGTGTGTAGCCCCAGTTAAAAATAGATATGGTAAGGCTGACCCAACAGGTAATACTTATATATCTTTATCATTTGACCCAGCATCTATGTATCTTGAAGACATAGTGCGTGACTATAGACAACCAGAGATGACAGTATGAGTAGTGCAGCCAAGGCTAAAGGCAGTGGAGCAGAGCGAGATGTAGTTAAGTATTTAAAGCAATGGTTTCCATATGTAGATAGGCGATTGGCTGGTGCTACGCTAGACAAAGGTGATATCAGTGGTATACCTGGAGTTACAATTGAAATAAAAAATCATGCCAAGATGAACTTGGCTGGATGGACAGAAGAATTGTTAACCGAAATGGCTAACGATAATGCATGGACAGGTGTAGTGTGGCACAAACGGGTGGGTAGGGGAAGTCCAGCCGACTGGTACTGCACTATGCCTGGACATGTATATGTAGATTTACTAAGGAGAGCACTTGGAGAAGCCAAGCATTGAGAAGTATCTTCATTACATAGGTGCAGATACACCAGCAATAGGTGCTGGCTGGCGTAAGATGAAGTGTCCCTTTCATCACGATAGTCATGCATCAGCAGCAGTTAACTACGACAAGAACGCCTTTGTCTGCCACGGGTGTGGTGTCAAAGGCGATACTTATTCCCTAATCATGTACAAGGAAGGTGGCGATTATCGTGAGGCTCTCAAGTTCGCAGAAGAATTTCTTATTACAGGCAACACAGAGATACGCAGCAAAGATAGAACTAGCAGAACAGTATCTGTTAAGCCGTCAACTCTCGGTAGAAGAGGCAAGAGTATTTCACTTGGGGGTGGTAGAAGACCCACTTCCAGGGCATGAGGCTTACATAGGCAGACTAGCAATACCTTACATCACGCCATCAGGCGTGGTTGATATTAGATTCCGTGGCATAAACAACGAAGACCCTAAGTATATGGGATTGGTTGGTGCTAAGACTACAATGTTTAATACTCAGGCTTGTTTTGTTGCAGACAAATACATATGCGTCACCGAAGGTGAGTTCGATTGCATCATGATGTCAGTTAAAACTTTGCATCCTACTATTGGTATACCAGGTGCTAACAATTGGAAACCTCATTACGCTAAGATACTAGATGACTTTGATACAGTTATAGTATTAGCAGACGGAGATGCAGCAGGACTAGAGTTCGGCAAGAAGATAAGTAGAGAGTTAGGTAACGTAAACATTGTGAGTATGCCAGAAGGCGAAGATGTAAACAGCATGATGATTAAGAAAGGAAGCGGTTGGATTGATGAACGAATCGGAAAATGCATTACCCCTTGATGAAAGTTTCTGGAAACATCTAGAACACAGTGGCTTTACCATTGCTATCCCAGTATCAGAAGACAAGATTATGAATGTCAATGAAGTACTAGAAGACATCTACTACACCATTGATGAGGACCCAGAAGAAGCACAGCGTCTAATCATAATGATGGCTGCGATTCTAATAGCATCAAAAGATGGCATGGCTGATAAGGTATGGGAAGAGATGACCATCTCTGAGTCCATGAAATCCCTTGATAAAGAGATAGGAAAAATACTTAATGAAGAATCCTGATGATGCTAAAGTCATTGTAAATCAACTACTTCAGACCCTTTATGACAAGCATAAAGATTATGGTCCACTCAATATTGCAGGTGCACCAGGCGGTGCAATGAATGGATTGCGTGTGCGTATGTATGACAAGTTGGCTAGGCTTAACAACCTACTAGATACGGGCGACACGCCCAAGTATGAATCATTGGAAGATACTCTACTTGACCTTGCAAACTATGCCATAATTGGATTGCTAGTCCAACGCGGACAGTGGGAAGGTTTACCCAATTTAAATGGCGAAACAAAAACGAGTAGTAGTCCTAAGCGACCTACAAATACCATATCAGAACAACACGGTCGTCCAAAGCACACTGGATTTCATTCAATACTATAAGCCAGATGAACTATGGTGTGTCGGTGATGAACTAGATGCACCAGAACCAAGCCGTTGGAACAAAGGCATGGCTGGTGAGTATGCAGAAACGCTACAAGAAAGTATTGATTTAACACATCAAATTATGCGCAACTATCGCGCAGCATTAGGTAAGAAACCATTCTATATTCAACGCAGTAATCATACTGACCGCATTAATACTTACATGCGCAAGTATGCACCTGCATTCATGTCACTCAAGTCACTAGAGATTGAACAGTTACTTGGCTACGACAAGTTAGGTGTTACTTACTTGCATAAGATGCATGAGTTAATGCCTGGCTGGGTTATGGCACACGGTGATGAAGGCGCACTTAACCGTGCACCAGGGGCTACCGCTTTAAATTTAGCAAAGCGATTAGGCAAGTCAGTAGTCTGTGGACACACGCACCGCGTGGGTTTGCAACATGAAACTACTGGTTTCTATGGCAAGACACATACGCTCTACGGTTTAGAAGTGGGGCATATGATGGATATAAAACAGGCAAGTTACCTTACTTCAGGTAGTGCCAACTGGCAAACAGGCATAGGTATCCTTGTGCAAGATGGCACAAACGTAACACCATTTGCTGTGCCAATTGTTAACGGCGAGGTAATCATTCCTTAATGAATTACATTGAAGATTATAACGATTTGGTACAAACTCTTGCATCTGAATATGCACGCAAGTACAGCATGGTAGAGCGTGATGACATTGGACAAGAGTTGTGGGTCTGGTTTGTTGGACACCCACGCAAGTACAAAGAGTGGTCTGAGTTAAAACAAAAAGACCAAGATAAACTTATTGCTAAATCGCTGCGTAATGCAGCGCTTAAGTTCTGTGAAAAAGAAAAGGCAAAGAAAATTGGATACGATATGTCTGATTTATACTACTATGACACCTCAGTTATAGAAGTTTTTCTGCCTTCAATCATAGGAGATTCCTATGAAATACCCACAAAGATTAAAGACTTAGGTGGGACAGTTAAGACAAGCGAGATTTCAGATGGTAACAATTGGTTATCATTAAGGTCTGATATAACAGCAGCCTACAATAAATTATCTGAAGCAAAACAAAACACATTGCGCTTGCGCTTTAGTATAGAACAACCTGACTGGGCACTGCTTGCAAAAGAAATGGACAGTACACCTGATGGTGCACGTATGAAAGTTCAACGTGCAATTAATTCTTTGATTAAACATCTTGGTGGATGGCGACCTCAGACAGATGAGGACACGAAAGTTGAATGACCTAAGAGGGACGCCTACATTTGCATGCATCTGTGGCTGCATGATGTTTGAGATTACAGTAATGTGGGACATGGAAACAAGAGAGGTCACGTGGTATGACCTTGCTCAGAAATGCAAAGAGTGCGGAACTATTACAACTGCACCTACACCTATGGACTGGAGAGATTGCGAGTAATGCCTAAGTATGACTTTAAATGCGAAACATGTGGCAGCGTGGTGGAACTATCGGACTCGGCACCAGTCCCATGTAACACCTGCGGAGAAACAATGGTTAGAATCTGGACAGCACCAGCCGTTAAGTTCAACGGCGGGGGCTTCTATTCAACAGGAGGATAATGCTACTATCAAAAGAGTTGTTATGGGTAGACCAAGCAAACTGTAAGGGAACAGATACTAACGACTTCTTCGTACCAGATGGTAGTAAACGATACGACAATGAACCAATACTTAAACGCATCTGTGGTTCATGTGAAGTAAAAGCAGAATGCCTTGACTATGCATTGCACAACAATGTAACTGGGTATTGGGGTGGTGCTACAGAAAAAACTAGGCAGACAATGCGCAAGAAACTTGGCATCATAGCAAAAGGGTTAGCCTTCGAGGGGCTGTACAAATAGAAAAAGACCCCCGCTTGGTAGTTTAAAGTACCAAAGCGGGGGCTTCTAATCGATAGGTATTACTTCTTAGTGATACCAAACTCTTTTGCTGATGGGTCAAGTGCCTTAAGCAATGGACCTACTAGACCAGCAACAAAGGCAGATGCCAATGTCTTAGGGTCATGTACGCCAGTCATGTACAAGCCTGCTGCTACTGCTGCTGCAGAGCGTAGGTATGTAAGAGCAATCTGTTTAATCTTTTCCTTGTTCATAGTGTTCCTTTACTTTAGTTTCATCTTGATTACACGTGCCTTCACCTGTTCAGGTGTTTCTACTATCTCAAAGTGCATGTCATCTTTGCGAGTCTTATAGGTATAGCCAGCGCGTAACCCATACTTCTTGCAAAGAATTTCTAGTGTTTTGCGTTGTTCAACAGTAAAGGTATTCTCTTTACCGAGTGGATGCTTAACTGCATTAAGGTCAATAGCAGTACCAGATGAGTGGTTAGATAAGTCTTCTGTCTTACCACGAACTTGACGATATGCATATGACCAGTCATCAAAGACTCCCTCTTCAAGAGGTTCTACCAAAGTATGAAACTCAGCAGCAAATGCTGCTAATACTGGACCACAGATTTCATTGCACTGCAATCTAATCTTAGTACCAGCAACAGGGAAATGCTTAATGTTAATTGCTTCTTTATCTTTAGATGCAACCCAACCATTTTGGCTATGTTCAACTGTCATTCGTTGTCTCCATTACGTAGTGGATAGGTGATAGCCCAAGCAACAAGTGTGCCTGCAATTGCATAACCAACTACCGTTTTTGCTGAACCATCAAGAACTACCCAAGCAATGAACATGCCTAGTAAAGTCCATAGTTGTTCAACCATATCTTTGATTATCTTCTTCATGGTTTTCTCCTATAGGCTGCTGCTGCACCTGCTGCGCTAACGGCAGCCTGTCCAGCGATAACTGATGCGACAATAATTTTTTCTGATTCTGTTCTTTCTTCATCTGACATGTCAGCACCAATGCTTGCAATAGCAAGCAAGGCTTGTGCTGGGTCAGTAAAAATGGCTTCAACAAGGGCTGCAGGACTTTCAAGTACTACCAATGCAGCAGCAACTTCGGCTGTAATTACAACCTCATTGCCGTTCTCATCTTCACGTACCTCAACTGGTGTCTCAGGAGGTAGGTCAGCATAGGTAAGACCTGCATCTGCAATTGCTTGGACTGTAACTGGTTGACCTTGTGCTGCTTCAATGACCGCTTCTGCTATCACTTCTCGTTCTTCTGGTGTAGAATTTTCTGTAGCCACAACTGGTGGCTCAGGTTCTACAACAGGAGGTTTAGGTGCAATATCAATTACGGGTTCTGGCGCACTCTCTGGAATTGGTTCTGGCTCAGGCTCAGGCTCTGGTGCAGGCTGTTCCTCTAGGGGAGGCAGAGGTTGAGGCTCAGGCGCAACTTCTTCTACAGGAATTGGTGCGGGTTCAGCGACAGGTTCTGGCAATGGAGCAGGTGGTTCTTCTACAGGAACAGGCGCTGGTTCAGGTTCAGGAATAACTATAGGAGCCACCGCAGGAGGCTCTGGAGCAGGCTGTGGGGCAGGTTGAGCCACAGGTGTAGGCATTGGTTGAGGTTCTACCACTGGTGGTGGAACAGGCATAGGTACAGGTTGAGGTATAGTTTCTGGAACAGCAGTTATAATTACCGCTGTGGCTGTATCTATAATAGTAGTTGAAGTTTCAACTACAGAAGTAGGAGTATCAGATGGACTTGGTAATGGCATTGGGGTCGGGCTGGGTTGTGGGCTTAATTCTGGGGATGGTGACGGGCTTGGTGCTGTCACTGTTTCTACTGAAGGAGACGGGGATGCAATGGGCGTGGCAGTCTCGGAAGGAGAAGGTGACGCAGAAGCGGTCACAGTATCCTGAAGAGTGGGGGCGGGACTGGGACTAGGAGCAGGAGTAGGCGCAATACCATTGTAGTATCGTCCTATGCCTGTGTAGTTATCACTTAGGTAAGTGGTCCATTGACCACCAAATCCACCTTCACAAAACAATCTTGCTATGTCACCCTTGCCATTGAAGTAAGAGTTGTCAGCATCCCAACCAGTAATTGCAGTATGCGTTTCACCAGCAGGATTAGCACAAAGAATTGTTACACCTCTAACCATTAACTCTGGTGGTGTTGCAGCAACAGATGGCATAAAGAAAAAAGAAGTTCCTAATATAAGGAACCATACTGCAAGTAAACGGGGAAGTTTCACTTGTACCTTTCGGGTTAGTTGTTAGTCATCCTCATCAATCCATTCAGATATATCAATATCTGGTACTGGCATGCCCCATGCTGGCTCAGGTAATATAAATCCCATTAGTCTTTCTCACATAACATTCTATAAATATCATCCACACGACTTTCAACACGGTTTAACCTATCAGAAACACTGCTACCACCATTGGGTTTAAGTTCTGCTAGATAGTGTTTAACCATCCAGCGAATCATAAGTGCAAATGCACCTACAAGAGATGTAATTGACAGGGCAAATGCAGCCCAATCTTGTGGTGTCATAGTGTTATACCGTTCTGATAGTTATTTCTATAACGCCACCAAAGCCATCAAAGCGCTTATCAGGTGGTGTCATGCGGGTGAATGTAACTTCTTGTATTACTGCTTGCTGTGATTCTCCTGTTGTCAGGTCTTGCCAAGTTAGAACATCACCTGACTTTTCAATCTCTTCTAACAATTGAATACGAGCATATGCTCTGCCATCATAGCCAACTACAGTATTAAACCTGTCAGTTTCTATATCAAAACAATAAACAGGAAACTTAATTAATCGTTGACGTGGAGTAGCAATGGTTGCTTTAGCCTGATAACCCTTAAAGGTTGGACCAGTAGTAGTATCTGTGCTATCACGGTCAAGTGTGAATTTATATGCAAGAAATTCTTGTGCTACTTCAGGCTGAGTTGTAGTTACTTCTACTGCATCTACTCCTGAGTTATAAGTAATGTGGTCATACTGTGTATCAGAACCAGTTACACCCGTAGCAAGAGACGATAGTGTAAAATTGCCAGATGTAAATGAGCCACGTGCAATCAAACGCTTATAGTTCTTAGGTTCTAGGGTAGAAAATCTAATCTTACCTGTAGTTATAGAGCCAGTTGCTGATAAGACTGTAGTTGATTGAACGGCTATGCCGTTACTGCCTGATGTAGTAAAGGCTATCTGGTCTGTATTGCCTACAAAATCTACGCTAGTAGCATAGCCAGTAGCACCAGTAAGATATGTGTCTTTAGCATAAGCAAAGCGTAAGGATTCAATCTCTGCGCCTAGGTCAACACGATATAGACCAGCATAACCATCAATTGTACCTGCAGCCCAAACAAATCTATCGCGGAAAGCAAAGTCACGGACACCATTGGTGTCTTCAAATATCAATGGACCATAGGATAGGTCACCAGTTGTATCTGAAATGGTAGCCACACGCATACCTTTATTAGTACCAATCATTAGGTATCCAAGGTAAGACTCAATCTTATAGACTATCTCCCCAACTGGCAGTTGTGCTGCTACAATCCCTGATGTCAGGGTAGGCATAGAACCACCTGCAGATAGAACAAACTTGTAGATAGCAGAGTTACCGCCAAGGTAACCAGCGGCATAGATAGCAGAACCGCCTTCGGAAATAGATGTCCATATCCAGTCCGCATTTGGGTGTGTGTATATAGGTGTAGGTAATGTATGGCTTGAACCTTTAGCAGCAGTTAATTCATAAACAGCAGCACCAATGCAAGCAACGAGACGTTGCTTAACCCATGCTAATACTACTCTTTCGCTACCAGTATTGTAATACTGAGTGTATCCAGATGCTGGTGTATTAATTTCACCTGTATAGATATGGTCATTGTCAGCAACAAATAAGTGTGCACCATCAGTTGCAATTGCAAGAGTGGCTGCATCTAAGCCAGCAGTTACAACACTAGAGTAAGTAACGGCAGTTCCACTAGCAGTATAATTATTAATAGTTGTATTTGCTGGTGTCCAAGCAACAAGTTTATTAGTTGAACCATCTACAACAGAGATAAGTTTATAGATACCACTAGTAACACCAGTCATATTGGCTGTCTCTTTGAGCAGAGTTACCTGTCCCTTAGTCCACACATCTACATTGCTTGAGTCAGTAAAGCGGTGGCTAACTGATTCACCTGCAGATGGGTCATAGAACTTAATACCTGTGCCATTATGGAAAGAAGACTGGCTTCTTAGCCACCAACCAGTGAGCGATTGCTCACCTGGTTCTGTTCCAATATCTGATTGTTCCTTACTAAATGGTGCAGTTTGACGTATATACGGACGAGCATCACTAATAGCATAGAAGAATGGCAAGCCACCTACTGCTACATCATATGACTCGTTAGTATTCTGCCAAGTAGAAGTAGATGAAACAATACCTAAGTCAATAGCAATAGCACGACCAATGTTGGCAGTTGCGGAGCCTCTGCCTTCGGTTATATCTCTAGTTGCCACTGTATCTCCTTAGTATATTTGTTCTTCAGATTCATCCATTGCATCATCTATGTCCCGCATAAGCGGTACTAAGTCAGTTACTAATGTATCCACGTACTTACTAAATAACTAGTGTTGCTGCTTCTTCTTCGGTAAGTGGCTGTCCTGCTACCAACTTAGCCTTAGCAGATGCCTTAAGTGCAGCAAGTGCTTCTGCTGCTGCTGTGCGTTCTGCTTCTGCTGCAGCGTATGCTGCTGCGTCTGCTTCCATTTGTGCTACTTCAGCGTCAGTCAATTCAATGATTGACTCAACGCCTGTTTCGCAGTTGATTTCGATTCGTGTTGGATTGGCCATTGTATTGCTCCTTAGTTGTTATGAGTTTTTGATACCGTAAAGGTAGGCGGTTGAGTATTGGGCTAGGTTGTTGCCATTAGAAGTGGCAATGGTAACGCGGTTAATTGCTGTGGTCTGATTCCAAAGGTTAGTGGCAAGACCTAAGAGAGTGGCTGTCGAGTTGTTTTCTGAGGCAAAATCTGTTGAAACGCTTTTGGCTGTGCTACCTGCATAATTAGGCACGTACATTTCCCATGTGCCAAAGGTGTTAGCAGTTGCCGAAGCAGCGCTTACGTTACCTTGCAAACGAGCGTTTGAGTTGCCGTTACCTTGGTTGCTTCCTACAGTTGAACCGCTATAACCATAAACTGCTTTCCAGTAATACTGCGCATCTGTAGTGCTGCCGTTAAAGGAAATCTTTAAATCTTCCCAATCTCCGCCCCCTGTTGAACGACCAGACAACTTGACCACAAGGTCTGTGTAAGTGCTGGGGATTGAAGAGAAGTCAATAGAAGCAGCCCCACCAGAGCCCACAGTAGAAGAAGCGATAAGTTCAAAGGTGTTTGCCATTATGCCGCCTGAATTCCGTAGAGAGTAAAGGTAGAGCCAGTGTCAATCGTTCCACCCGCTGGACGATATTGAATTATGTTAATAGCAGAAGTAGAACGCCATAAACCTGCGGTAGCAGTAACCCATCGACCCATATTATTACCTCTAGTTAGAAAAGATTTATATGTTGTGGTGTTTGAGTAATTCATAAAGTTGATAATAGTAGTCATCGCTGAACCGCCGCCTGTTGTGACGTAAGAACCATCTGACCAGTTCGAAAGTCTTTCAGAACCAGCAGAACTTCCATCTCCATAAACTGTTGTCGCGGAGTAGTTAGTTCCAGTATCTAACGAGCCATTTCCGACTCGAATATAGTGGTTGTCATAAGTGGTGGCTGTTCCTCTAACTACCATAATCAAATCGGTATAAGAACCGCTGATGCTGGAGAAAGTCACCGAAGATTGAGAACTCGGTGCTGTGTAAGTCGCAATCGGTGTGTAAGTTTTTCCTGCTGCCATTGTTGCTACCCCTTAATTCCGTAAAGCGCGAACTGTGAATATTGTTGAAATGCTGTTCCAGATTCAGTAAAAAATCTAATAGAAGTAATTGCAGCGGTGCTGCGCCAAGCCGCTGAACCAAAATCTACTTCGCCATTACCATTAGTATCAAGACCAGATAAATTACGAACAGTTTTATATTTATTTGTATTTGCATAATCTAAAATATCAAGAATACTTACACCAAATACATTTGCTCCTGCTGTAGAACCAGCAAGACCAGCACCCGATTGGGGCGAGTTTGTGTTAATTATTGAATATGCCGCAACAACCGACCCATTTCCATACATAGCGTGAGATGAGTAAGTTGTTCCCGTATCACCATTAAATTGAAGGTAAAGACCATCAATGTGAACACCGCTTCTTGCGGTTCTTCCAATACCGCGTACTTGTAAATGAGTATACGTTGATGGAATTGATGAGAAAGTAATTGAACTTTGACCGCCCGAGCCGACTGTAACAGTCGAAATAGACTCATAAGAACCAGGAACTGCAAGTGCAGTAATAGAATTAGATGCAGAACTGTACTCACCGCTACCAGTAGCATTGCCACCGCGCACGGTAAATGTATATGCAGTTCCTGCGTTAAGCCCTGATACAGTAATAGGACTAGATGAGCCAGAACCTGTGATAGAACCAGGGTTAGATAGTGCGGTAAATGTAGTTGCAGGTCCACCCTTAGTTGCTGCTGTATATGTCACAGTTGCTGATTCAGCACCAGCAGTAGCAGTGCCAACAGTTGGCACAGTAGGAATGTCTACAACTTTACCCTTCTTAGGAGATACTCTATTAGTAGCCATAGATTATGCTGCTATTCCGTAGAGGTAGAATGTTCCAGTAATAGTTCCACCAGTTCCAATAACTGTTAAAGATGTAATGGGGTCTTGTATAAGATAAGCACCATTTAAAATCATTGCATCCATTGCATTACCATTAACTGGATGAATCATTGATTTATTAACATTTTCAATTATTGCATAACCACCTCTTTGTTGAGTGGTATAAGCGTAAACACCTAAAATAATAGTATCTTGTGCGTAATTTGAACCATTTCCAGCCCAAAATGTATTTGATTCGTAATTATTAGCAGTTGTGTCACCATTAAAATACATTTTTAATGTACCAGAAGCAGATGTTGTTGCACCTTTAAAAGCAAACATTAACTTTTTATATCCAGAAATACTAGAAAATGTGGTTGATGCTGCTGCTGATGGAGTGTTAGTTGCAATTAATTGCCATTCTTCATCAAGGTTAAGACCCGATACTGTACCTACAGCCATTATGCAATCTCGCTTCCGTATGCGTTGAATGAAACAGTTGCGCTAGATGAGTACACTGTTAGTACATCTGTTGCGCCAAGAGTAATTCCTGCTGTGATGAATGTTGAATCAGATGCAGGTACTGTTGCTCCGTATACAATGTACTCTTCTGCAGATAGTGCAGAACCAGCAACGCGTACCGCGATGCGGTATGTAGCAGCAGTAGATGCCTGATTACATACTGAGATAGTTGATACTACAGTCTGCGTAGCAGCAGGTACTGTGTAGAGAGTTGTTGCTGTAGTCGCGCTTGGATTGACCTGACCAAGCACCTTGTAAGTCGTTGCCATTTATTTCTCCTTAGTGTTGGTTAAGCGCCCATTAGCATTAATGGGTTGAATGTTTCGCCTTGTGCGGTTCCTGATGAGATGGCAGTAATTCTACCATTTGAATCCACAGTAACTGTGGTAAGCGTATATGTTCCAGCAGATGCTCCAGTAGGAGGTGTCCAAGATGAGACAGTTCCATTTGTAGTCAGATACTTACCAGAGTTGCTTGTCTGGGAAGGAACAACATAGACAGTTGAATCTGTAGCCACAAGAGTCTTGCTTGATGGAATCGCTGTTCCGTTAATAGATGTAGCAGTAGCCACACCAAGAACAGGAGTGACAAGTGTTGGACTTGTATCTACTACGAACTTAGTGCCAGTACCAGTCTGTGATGCAATCGAAGTTGCATTGCCAACAGATGTGATAGGACCAGTCAGGTTAGACGGGGCAAGGATTACGTTATCAATGTAGTACTTAGTCGCTGCATCCTGTGCGTTAGTAGGGTCTCCAAGACCTGTAATCTTGTTAGTACCCATAGCAATAGCACCAGACATTGTGCCACCAGCCAGAGGCAATTTGGCAGCAATGCTGTTAGTTACAGTGGTTGAGAATGATGCGTCATTACCAAGTGCTGCAGCCAATTCATTGAGAGTATCAAGGGCAGCAGGAGAAGATGCAATCAGGTCATTAATCTCTGTCTGAACATAGGCAGTAGTAGCAACCTGTGTTGTGTTAGTATTCGCTGCTGCAGTTGGGGCAGTAGGTACACCAGTAAATGCTGGGCTTGCTAAGACAGCGTATGTGCTTGCTGCTGTGGCTGTTGCTAACTTAGAATCAATTTGAGTCTGAATAGCAGAAGTTACGCCATCTACATAACCAATCTCAGTTGATGAGACGGTAGATGATATTCCTAACTTTGTCCAGTCAATTGCAGCAGATGCATTAATATCCGCATTTACAATTACGTTAGTGCCAATGGCTGCTGTGATGCTGGCGTTGCCAGTTCCATCAAATGATGCAGAAGTACCTGTTACATCACCTGCAAGGCTGATTGTACGCGCCGTAGCAAGGGCTGTGGCTGTTGCTGCGTTACCTGTAGTAGAACCAGATGAGCCAGTTACATTGCCTGTCACATTGCCTGTGACGTTACCAGTTACGTTACCAGTTAATCCACCAGTAAATGTACCTGCAATAGCACCAGTACCAGTAATGGTTGGACTTGCAATTGTTGGACTAGTTCCAAGAACAACTGCACCTGAGCCAGTTGATGTTGTTACACCAGTTCCGCCGTTGGCTACAGGAAGAGTTCCAGTTACAGCAGTTGTCAAAGGAATGCCAGTCACGTTTGTCATAACGCCAGATGCTGGAGTTCCAAGTGCTGGAGTAGTTAATGTTGGAGCAGTTAAAGTCTTGTTAGTTAAAGTCTGTGTGTTAGTTGTACCAACTACGGCACCTGTTGCACCGTGTCCTGTTGTTGCTTCAATGTGAGTGTTAGTCTCAGTAAGGTCACGACCAATAACCATATGTCGAACAATTGCACCAGCAGAGTGGGCTACAGCAGTAGAACCATCAATGCCTCTAGCAATAGTAAGTGAGTTACCAGATGCATAGTTACTTACATCTACAATTTCTTCAAGAGCCGTATCAGGGTCAATGACAACGGTATAGGTTTCACCTACTGCGGGTGTCTTACCACCCATAAGGTTAGCACCAGAACCTACTGTCATAGTTGTATCACCAGAGGTGATACCGCTGCTTAGTGTGGTCTGTTGTGCTCTGGACGAGTATTTTCTAGTTGTCATTTATCTGCCTATCAAAGAGAATAGTGGACACGGATAGGATATTTTTCTTGCTGGCTTTTAACTTCTTCGTTTAATCTTTGAGTAAACAAAGTATAAACTTGTCTTGTAAGTGATTGAGATGAACCGTATGGACGTTTGGAATCTGTCTCATCTGCCTGTGGGCTAACCATTGATGCCCGTGCTGGGTCAAGATTAGACAACAAACGATAGGTAGCACCAAGAATAATTAGGTCTTTACAAGAGGCTGGAAGCCCCGATACTGTTTCAAAAACCTGCGCATTAGTTAATGCAGTAGTTGCTAATTCTGGGAATGCAGTTGGGTCAGTAGCATATGCAATCTGAACACTACGTCCTGAAGGAATGTAGTCATAGATAGATACAGTCTGACCGCTAGTAAATGCAGTTGAGTTAGCATTACCATCAAAGCGGTAATTACGAATAGGAATCCATTCTTTGCTTGAGCCTAATGCTTGGTATGCAATAGCAAGAATGTTACGTATGTTTAGGGTATTGCCAGTAGCAGGCAATCTAAAGGCTGAGACTGCAGAGTTAGATGTAATTGTAGTTGTATTGGCTGCAAAGATAGATGCACCAATTGCGCTAATAGTATCGTTAATTGCACGCTTAATTACAAAGCGTGGAAATGTAGGAGCAATAGTAACTTTAGTACCTGCTGTATGTGTAGCAAGAGTAGTGCCTAGGTATGCTCTACCATAGGGAGCAATGGTTGCAGTGTTGCCAACTCGGTCATAATTATCTACCCAAAATAATTCTTCATCAATCTCAACAATACCCTTGCCTACGCTGTCAGTAGATGCAAGGGATAGAGTAATGGGTGCAACAATAGTCGAAAGGGTTGCTGCCACGTCTGCGGTAATATGAGTAGCGCGGTCTTGCTGAAGTGTATAACCTGAAAGGTTAATAGATACTTCATCAATCATATTTAATAGAGTAGTCATTACTTAGCCCTTCCACGAAATGTTTTTCTAGGTGCTCGTTTAATTGAACGTGCTGTTGATTTATCTTCCATAACTTTTTTAACAGCCGCTTTTTCTCTAACAGCATCTTGCGCTTTAACTTTAGGGTCACGCAAAAATACTCCAACCCGACGGTCTGATTCTTGTTGTACCGTTTTTTGAGCAAGAGGATTTACTTCACCAGCACGATAATCTCGTTTACCTGTTGTACGTAAAATTTCAACTTCTTTATCAGTTAATTCTTTAGCACGTGAAGTGCGCTCATTAATAGTACGTTGTGGTTTGCCTCTAAGACTGTTACGAGCATCTTTTGCTGCACGGTCTACTTTAATTTTAAGTTGACGCAACTCGCCTTTGGTAGTACTACCAATTACACGACCCTTATCATCATATTGTTTAACTGGAGTTCTATCATTAAGAAGTCTAGTCTCTGCTGTTTGACGTGTTTTTTCTGCTAGTCGTCTTTCACCTGATTGTTTTACTGCTGCTTTATTCTTAGCAATTAATGCGGGTCGGTTTGCTCTATTCTTGCGTGCTTCAAGTTTTGCTTCTTGTTTAGCAGCAACTTTCTTTTCAATTTTAGAAGCACTGCTTTTGCCAAGTTGGTCTACTGTTCGTGCTCGACGAACAAGTTTGCTTGCACGTGGAGCCTTGCGACCAGATGTGTTAGGTTTTGCAGCCTCAAGATTTGCCCGTGCTTTTTTATATCCTGAAGGGTCAGATGCATTTCTTGCAGCAGTTCTTTCAGCAGCAGTCATTTTTTTAACAGTAACAGTTTTATTACGTGCTTGTTTTTCTGTAGCAGTAGTAGCACGTTCTGGTGAAACGCCAGGTTTTTTATTAAATTTTTCTACGTTTTTAAATTGACCAGGTTTATTACCTGTACGTTGAACAACAACGGTCTTTTCTAATTTAATGGCACGATTTAATGGTTTACTGCTTTTAGTTAAACTTGGACTAGCGCCAGGTCCTTTAGCCTTTGGACCAGTGGCTTCACGTGCCAATGCTTTTACAACTTTATTAGATGGTTTTTTTGTAGTACGTGCAGCCTTTTCAGCAAGTATTGAAGCGCCTTTTCGCTCAGCAATAATCTTTGCACCAGTACGTCCAGCAAACTTAGCAACCTTACCCGCACGACCAGCAGGTGAGTTAAGTACAGCATTGCCTACAATGCCAGCAATACCACGTGGTGTAAGTGACGCACGTGCTTTAGACTTACGCATAGCGTCAGCACTATTAGTTTTACCTTTAGTTAAATAACCTTTAGGACGAGTAGCCATTATACGTTTATGCTCCTTAGTGCTGCAACTGCAGATTTACCAGTAGTAGATGCAAGTTCATTACAAATAGCATTAAGACCTTTGTATGCAGATGGCTGACGGTTAGCACTAGCCTTAATGTTAAGGGCTGCAACAACTCCTAAACCAGTTGTACTAGCATAAGTATTTGCTGCACCTTGGTCTGCTTTGCCAGTTGTACCAGCAAGGCGATTAAGTTCTGCAGTAAGACTGCTGCCATCTTTGCCTAGTGCCATTATCTATACCCCGCTGTTTTCTTTGCAATTGATTTAGGTTGCTTTACAAATTGTTTACCTTTGGCATTGCCAGTAGCCTTGGCTTTATTAGTTGCTGCTTTTTCTGCAGGGCTTAAAGAAGCCCAAGCAGCGGCAGGCAAATATCTTTTCTTACCTTTTGATGGTGTGCCGTCAGAAGTCTTCCACTTCTGTGCACTCCAATTCTTAAGAGACTGTTGAGACTTAGCCAGTGCCATTACTTGTAGCCCCCGCCCGCCTTCTTGTAACGAACAGCAAGTAATTGAGCCTTACGAGCAGACCATTCCCCAGGGTCTCCACCTGCAGAGCCAGCCTTAATACTTTTAAATAAAGTTGCACGCATACCAGGTTTGGTATAGTTACCAGCAGCGTTAACTGTAGATTTCTTTTTAGCAGCCATTATTTTTTACTCTTGTTTCTTTTAGAAATTGCTGCAGCCTTAGCCTTAGCATCAGCCTTAGATGAAGCACCCCAAGCCTGTAGAGATAAAAGCAATCTTGTTGGCGAGCCGTCAGGCTTGCGCTCTGGTCCTGGCATTCCGCCCATACGGGCTAGGAAAGATGCCCTTCTAGGGTTGTCTCCAGACTTTACAGGGGCTTTAAGAGTGCCACCTTTATAAGATGCTCTACCTTTGGCATTGAGTCCACCTTTAGGGTTTTTACCTTCTTTACGTGTCCAGGCTGCTGTCATTATTTTTCCTTAGCCATACTTGTGAGTTTGATAGTAAAACTTCTGATTCGTCCTTGACTGCTCCCGTAAAGGTATCTATCGACCAGCCTGGCTGGAACTCAATACCTCTAGGGTCTTCCCATAGATAGTCATCAAATGCCATAATCCCACCTGGCTTAAGCAATCTCCAGGCAAGCACCGCATCTTGTAGCACACCCTCTGCAGTGTGGTCTCCATCTATATAAATAAAATCATAAGTTGGTTCTTCAACAGAGCGAAGAAACTCTTTGCTGTCCATTTTGTACTTAATTACATTGGGTCTAAAAACAATGCGTGAATCGTATACACGCTCAACGTCTAACCAGTCCATCTCTTTATGCTCTTCTTCATCTGAGCCAGTCCAAATATCTACATCTTCTAAGATTGAGTTTTTCTGGGTTAGTACGTTATCTACTAGCCATGCAGTTGCATCGCCTGTAAAGGCACCAATCTGTAAAAACCTTAGACCCAACTTACCAGCAAGTGGTAGCAGTTGTGACTCAAAGTTTTGTTTTGCTGTCATCTCAAACCAGTTAGGATATTTAGTTTGCATAACCCTTACCTCTACTAAAAGCATCATAGTAGTTTTCATCCATATTAAATCGTTTCATATGTCCTACTGTTGCACCAGTATCACACCAGAGTGGAATCTCTGCTTTGTTTACTACTGCAAAGAAGTAGATGTCTTCACCAGTAAACTGCTTATTAGCACCCACCTCTGTAAAGAATGGAACTCCTGGCAATGCTTCTTTAATTCTTGTGATTACACTGCGGTGCATTAGGCAGAAGCCCATGCCAGCAGCACTTACTTTCATAAAAGTATTCTTTGGTAGTGGGTCTAACCTTCTAATCCCAATACCAAACTCTGCCTCAGCAAACTCATATACAGTTGCTAATGGTTTCATTAATGGTTGCTCTGGTTCATTACTTGTAAAATAAACACCAGTAAGCAAAGGTATATCTTTAGCGTCTCTATGACTCCAAAGTTTAAGAAACTTTTCTGGAGTAATCATAATGTCCGAGTCAAGCCAGAGTAGCCAATCAGATTTATTGTTATCATACCAACGATTGACTAGCATCTCTCGCTGCTGTGCTATCTGATTACCGTGTGCTCTTAATGAGCCACAGAACTCTACACCTGAGTTTATAATGGTGTCTACAACACCTTCCATAAACTTGCCATCTACCATACCATTGTCGCACCAAGCGACTGCTAGGGTTTCTTTCTTTTGCTTAGCCATTGTCCCCTACTTTCTTACTTTTTCTTTTTTTGTGCTGCAGATTCTTTTTGTATTCTAAGATATTCTTTAGTTGACATTGTTGGAAGTACCTTAGGTTTAGGTTTAGGAGTTGTCTTAACACCAGTTTTTGGGTCCATAGTAACACCATTACCTAATGTTACAGTAAGTCCTTTTTTAGTTGAACTTGGTTTAGGTGTTGGTTTCTTAGATGCCATTACTTCTTCTTGCCCATTTTCTTCATAGACATCTTCTTCATGCCCATCTTTGTTTCCATTTTCTTTTCAGACTTAGATTCCATCTTCTCACCAGTCTTATAGGCTTTCTTCTTTGCAGCCTTCATACCTGCTGCTGTGTATGGGAATGACATTTTTCCGACTTTAGGCATTATATTCCTGCTTCCTTGAGTTCTTTCATTACTGAGGCTGTTGGTTTGTCTATCTTTTGTGCTTGTACCATTGTCTGACCATCATATGCTGCACCTAATTTCTCAGATGCTTCATGTGCTGCTTCTATTTGTTTTCTTTTTGTGCCGTTAGGTTGAATACCCTGTGCTCTAGCAGAACGATATGCTTCAAGTTCAGAGTTCCACTTCTTTTGAGTAGTGCCACTTGCGTTGACATCACCTCTAGCATCACCTGCATTTAACTGTAGGTTCTTGGCTTTGCAACCAAAACAATCAGGACCACAATCGCTGTGGTCAATAGAAACTTCTTCATACTCAAATGGCTTATCAGATGTCTCATCACAAAGTACACATCCGTATTTAGTAGCCATAAAGTTATGCTCAATACTGAAGCCCCAGTCAAGTACCTTACTAATATGTTGGTGCATTTGTCCCTACTCTGTTGTGAAGTTAGCCGAAGTCACAATGCCATCAGCAATCATTGCCGTTCTAATAGCCTCACTGATTCCAGTATGTTGGCATCCACCCATATAATAAGCAGTGTATTCTGCTAACTCATCTTCGGTTGGAAACTGTATAAGCGAGTAAACACCACCACTAAGAATGATGGTATAACTTTTTGTGCGTTGTTTAAAATGTGTGAACAAACGGTGAGCACCAATATGACCCTGTTCCAAGGTTGGTGTTACTAATGTGTACGTTGCCATTGTTCTCCTTAATGAACTTACTCCTGTGTAGGGATATTGCTACCCCTACACAAGCGTCAATCAATTAAGCGACTGATGAACCGTTAAGAATACGATACAAGGCTGCTTCGCGGTAACGCTTAAAGCCTAGAACGCCGTACCAACCCATTGGGCGGAAACGCATCAAGTGGTCAATGACTGGACCGATAACTGTATGTGGCTCTTCAGCAACGGCTTCAGCCAGTGCTTCCTTGCCAGCAAGAATTGTGCGATATACCTTGGCACTTGAAGCACCGTCAGTATCGCTGAACATACGAGCAGACTCTACAAAGTAGGCTCCTTCGTATGAACCAATTTCTCCAGCCCAAATGTTTTCATTTGAGTTGTACTCATGTGGCAAGCGCCATCCACCAGCACCAGTCTCAGCACGAAGGTCGTGTGAGATTTCTGGGTGAATTCCGCACCAGTACATTGAGCCCTTGCGTGGAACTGACAGACCTGCACGCAACTTAGCAACAGCCTTGCGGATGTTTGCTGAAGATAGTGTTGCTGCTGCAGTAATTGTCGCAGTAGATGTTGCTGTTGAACCTGAGTAAATTACGTTGGTTCCTTGACGAAGTGTATTCATTGCAACCTGGTCGATAGAATCTGCAAGGTTGAACGCAATGATGTTTGCAATTGCAGGGTCTACATCGGCAAGTGAGAACAACTCAAGTGCACGAGTTACCAACACTGAGTTACCATACTCGTTAAGAGTAATTGTAACTGTTGTTGGTGTAGACATTGCTACTGCGTCTGGGTCTGTA